CTTACACTATAGGGACAATGTGGAGGTGAGTAACTTTAATTCAGACTCAATATGGCGAAACCTTTATGCTTCCATCCTTTATCTTTTTTTCTGAATGTTCTTCTTAAAAGTGATGAAGTGAGGTTATTTTCTTCACAAAACACTGGTAGATTGTCGGTTGTAAGTATTTCGCCCGTAGGTGTCTGAATTGTCCAATTCTTACACTTTGAATAGCGAATGTTATCACTATTTGAAATCCATTCCAAGTTTTCTACTCTGTTATCTGTTTTATCTTCATTGATGTGATTAACTTGTGGTAGATTGTTTGGATTGGGTATGTATGTTTGTGCGACTAATCTATGCACCGAATACGATTTACATTTAGATGTGTTGGAGTAAAGTTGAACTCTCAAATAACCTTTTTTAGTAATTTGTGGTTTGAACTCTCGGGCATAAGTATAATCTAAAACCTTACCATTTCCATACCCGCCAGGTTTAAGATGTGAATAAACTTTACCGTCTTTTGTAATACTATACTCAGGACAATTTGGAATCTGTTTCATAATAGATTTAGAAGTAACACCTACTATGTATCATAAACAGATTCCAAAGTCAAGTATCAATCAGAGATATAAAAAACTGCCGTATTGGTCACAAATGTGAGGATGATCTACCAACTGAGTGATAAGATAGCGGACACCTTTTGCAGGAGCACGATGTGAACTTGGTTTGTAACATTCACCAGTGTTCTTATCAACAAACATCCAGCAACCGCGAGAGGTATCTTTCACACCATCGCGATCAAGTCGCTGCCAAACTTTAATGTATTTGCGACCAATCTCCATCTCAAGTTGATGATAAACAGAACGATTGGACTCGATTGCATTAACTTTCCACTCATTGTTGAGAACTTCGATGAGTGCTTCAGTCAGGAATTGTGGTTTGGTTTGTGTGATCGTCATTGGTTTGTTGCTTACACTATAGGGACAATCTGGAGGTGAGTAACTTTAATTCAACTCAATTTCCCAGTCATTGTCATCAATCAGATTCACCCAAAAGTGATTCTTATTGTTCGCAGAGGTTAGGAACACTTTATCTCCTAAATGTTGCTCTACAAAACATTCCTGAAGTTTGTCCATTAAGTTACAGAAACGATTCTGTGCTTTCTTAGATTTTGGTGTTACAATCGCAATCATAATGTTAATCAGACTCCAAACATTTGCTCGAAAAGATTGCCTTCAGAACGATCATTGATTAACTCAGTCCGCTTGCGTTGTAGTGCATTAAGGCAGGATTGTGCGTTCTCAAGTTGAATCCGAAGACGGGTGACTTCATCGCGAAGATCACACATTTCACGCTCGATTGCGTTGACTTCAGTGTATGGAAATGGTTTCATAATTGGTTTGGTTTGGTTGTGTCCTTACACTATAGGGACAATCTGGAGGTGAGTAACTTTAATTCACCTCCACAGTTTGTATCAATCAGAGGCAACCATTTTCATCAAGTTTACCCCAGCACAGTTGCTTACCATAAAGACCCAAATAATAGTCTTTGATGCTAATACCGAAACGCTCATCATTATCACCAGAAGGTGTAAGATTCACACCGAAATAAAATTGATTCCCAATCTGATAAGGTGTTGCAAACTTAACCTTACGCAGTTGATTGTAAAGTGAACCTATAATCACAGCACAAATTGCTCCGATAGTGATAAGATTAGTGATCAGATTGTTTGCGAGTTCTTGATAATCATACTCAAGAACATCATCGACGAAATTGATAGTTTGTGCGAACATTGTTTTGGAAAAAATGTAAAGTTTGCTTGTGAAGTGTGTCCCTCACACTATAGGGACAATCTGGAGGTGAGTAACTTTAATTCATCTGAGATTGTGATGGTTTGATGTTAATCAGTCAACAATGTACTCAATGCAGTTACGATTGTCGCAAGATTTCCAAGTGTTGTAGAAAGAATCCCATGCGATTTGATTATCAACAAAGGAGTCAATTTCCATCATTTCACATACCCAATCGTATGCCATATCGATGTCGGCATTGGTATCATTCACAAAGGCAATCATTTGCCCCATGATGTCATCCCATGCTTCGATGTTATTGTAGATAGAGAAAATTGGAGTTGACATAAAGAAAGATTTTTGGTTTGATTGGTTGCTTACACTATAGGGACAATCTCAAGGTGAGTAACTTTTATTGCTGGAAATACTCTCCGATTGCCTTACTCATTGCGATAAGTTTCTCGTGAATCTCATCAACTTCCAGGCGAAGATTCTCTTCTTCACCCATTAAACTCATCAGATCAACTTCACTCCAATCCTCAAGATTCATCGTTCCATCTTGATACAAAGGAGTGTAATAAAGTGCCCCTTCACTACAAATGGAATAGGCACAACCTTGATTCTCAGCGATGTAAATGTTCATTGGTCTTGTTTGTTAGAAACGTGTGCTTCGATAATGTCAAGAATCTCACTACAATCGTCAGCGAGATCCTCATCAACTAGAACAGCATAATCCTCAACAGCATCAAGAATTATCTCTAATTGTCTGTCTGTTAGATTAAGTTTCATCATAATCAGAGAGATTCGATGATAGATTGACGTGCTTGCATTGCAGTGAACTCATTAGGGAAAGTTGCGATCTTAGTGAAATCATCTTTCCAGTAAAGTGCCCACTTATGTGAACCCCAAACTGCCTTAACTTTGATGGGGTTGTCGATACCGAGTGGATAAGATTTCATGGATGAATCCGTTGCTTACACTATAGGGACAATCTGGAGGTGAGTAACTTTAATTCACCTCCACAGTTTGTATCAATCAGACCCCGCAGAGTAAAACTCACCGAATAACTCTAATGCCTTAGATTGATAGGCAAAACTTGCTTCTTCTGGTGTGTCGAAAGTCCCAAGATGTATAGATTTGCCGTCCTTTTTTATTCTGGAAGTCCACTTTCTTCTGCCCTTCGGTCTATAAACTCCCTTAAATCCACTGTTATTATCAAGTCTTATGGATTGATTAAACTTTTGTTCTTGGGATGTAGAAACTCTCAGATTGATTATTCTATTATCAGTTCTATCCCTGTTAATGTGGTCTATTTGTAAATCTGCTGGGTCTTCACCATAATACATTTTCCAAATCAATCTATGTATTTTATACGATACATTATCTACAGATACTCTATAATAACCGTCACCAGTTTTTGATTTTATTATTTGCCCTTCTTTAGCGTTGCTTCTAACAGTTTTCTTTCTAGTTAGTGTGCCTGTCTCTGGATTGTATGTAAAAAGTTCGTTTAGATACTCCTGAGAAGGTAAAGATAATTCTTTCATTATTCTGTTTAGGTGTGGTATTATTATTTATACTATTATACACTAAAAAAGGATCCCGAAGGATCCTTTTTAATCTGTTGAGTTACCACACCTAACAGATGTTTTATTTAGGCAGCAGCAAGTTGTTTAGCAGTTCTACCACCAGTTTGCCTATGCAGTGATACATTGCTGCCCACATCTGCGCCAGCAGTAGCACCAGCACCAGAAGCACCTCTGAACTTAGTGCTAGAATTGAAGCGCATTTTGCTCAGTGCAGTAACAACTGCTTGCTTATCTTCGTGAACACGATTCTCCTCTTTTTTCATCTCACGGAGACGATCAGCAACCTGAATTGCAAATGCTTTCTTGAAGTTAATCTTAAAAGATCGCTTCAGGTTAGCACCAGTCAGTTGAGCAATAATCTTCTCAGCAGAGTATGCCTTATCTGCCTCACGGTTCATAACATCAACCAGGAACTCACTGTAAAGATTTACCTGAATCTGTTGCGCTTCACTACCAATCACTTGAATAGTTTTAGCACCATTGATGTCAGTTTTGACGTATGCTTTTGCATCGTAAAACTTAGCAACAGCGTTGACAATCTGAGTGAAAGCAACATCCATCTTTTTGAAAGATGCGAACTGTTCATCAACAGCAAGAACCTCTTTTGCTTCCTGCAAAGTGATACCGTGCTTTGCACACAGTTTATCAATCATTGCCGCAGCAGCAGATGCTTCACCATCAAAATCTGTGCTCTCTTGAAGTTTGAGCATCGACTTGATTTTAGCGATGACTTGTTGGCGATCCATTTTGTTTGGTTTGGTTTGATGCTTACACTGTAGGGACAATCTGGAGGTGAGTAACTTTAATCAGGCATCAATCCTTCAAGGGTTTCTTCACCATAACAATCAAGGATGTCAGACTTAACATCATCTTCATCCCAATCTTTGATGTTCTGTTCAATACTCTCAACAGCAAATGTGATGAGACTATCCATATCCATACCCTCAACAATCATCTCTGCGTAGTTGAGTTTGAGTTGGTCAAGTTTAGAAGTGGTCAACATAGTCATTTCAGAATGATACGGTAGTCAATGGAATTGATGCACCAACCTGATGCACTTGTGATCTCATCTACAAGATCGTCAGCATCATCTGCCTCCCAGAATGTGCCGATGTAATCTTCATACAAATCAACACGTTCTTGTTCGGTTAATTCTTCTTCAGCGGCATCACAATCCAGGTCAAACTCAATTTCAGTGATTTGGAATTGCATCAGTTTGCGGGAAAGTTTTTGCAGACAGCATCACAGAGAATCTCTGTAACTTGATTCAGTTCAGCATCATCGATGCCCTGAAAGTATTCAGTGATGATACAATCAATGTCCTCCATTAATTGTTCACGAGCAGTCAGCATTTCGAGTTGGTTCATGTTAGTTTTACTCCTCAATCGCGATCTGAAATGTTCCAAGTGCCGTAAGAATCGTATGCTGGAGCAGGTTCAAGTCCAGCACGGATTCTGTCCCGTCGTTGTTTCTGCGCCATCAAATCGTTGATGTAATCTTGCATCACTTTCTGAATGATAGGATCATTCTTAGCAGTGTCGTTTGTGATGAAAATGTCTTCTGGTTTCATAATGGTTCTGTGCTTACACTATAGGGACAATCTGAAGGTGAGTAACTTTAATTGCGTCGAATTTCTTCGACAATTTTACTCAAATCGTTTGCTACATCAATCATTGCAGACCGTGAATATCCTGTAGCATAAGGATAACCCTGATCTTCATTATCAGGTGCCTCATAGCAAACATTGATTGCAGTATTCAGTCGGTCAATCATCATTATCAGTTGTTCATCAATCGAAAAAATGTTCATCATCGGTTGGTTGCTTACACTATAGGGACAATCTAGAGGTGAGTAACTTTAATTAGACAAGATTAGCAAACTGGTTATACAAAACCTTCTCTAATTTGTATGCCTGATTCTCTCTTTCCTCATCATCAATCACACCTGCTTCGTTTTGCGTCACATGCACCAATTCATGCAGCAAAGTGATAACATAGTCTTTTTCACTCAGTTTGTTGTGAATCTGGATGAATTGCTCCTCTCCGTTCACCTCAGTGAATCCAAAAGCATTATCATCACTTAGGTTGGTATGATAAACCTCAACATCACTGGAGATTTCATAGTTTGATGTGAAGAACTCAAACACCTTATGAGTGAGGTGTGAGTTGGAAGATTTACCTGAGGTGAATAACATAATCAGACCAACTCCTGCTGTTGTAACATTAGTTGCTCTTCAGTTACTTCATCTACGCACTCCTGAATCACCTGATAGATGTAATCAATGTTGCCAACATCATCAAAGATGCGCTCAAGAACTTCAGCATTTTCTACAACATTGTCATAATCAATGTTACCATCTTCATCCTGCAAATGACAATCGTGCTTGGTGTAGATCCATGCTGCACAGTATGCAGTTTCTCCCTGTTGTTCGATGAGAGTTTCGACGCGATCTTTCAGTTGTTGGAGAGTGTAGTTCATGACAACAAGTCCTGTAGGGTTTCCTCATCATACTGGTCACGGATCTCTTCTGCGAGTTCCTCTGGTGATTCGTAATCTTTTGTAATATTGTCC